CGTTAGAATTAAATCTAACTATACTGGTACTAGGCTTACTTCTAGACAAAATGAAGTCGCCCGTTTTGCCCGTGACACTGTCCGTATTATGGCCGACATTATGGCTCAGCATTTTAGCCCTCAGTCACTAGTTGAAGTGTCTGGGGCCATGTTTGAGGAGGGCCTTGGTGTTAGCCAGGATGATCTACAGGCTTTGCAAGCTGCGGCTCCTCAGCCCGCGCCTGGTCCTCCGGTGGGTGGACCACCTATACCTGCTCCGGCCCCAATGGGCACGCCACCATCTCCACCGGGTATGGTGCAGCCTGGACCCATGGGTCCAGCAGGGCTTCCACCCCCCAACCAACAAGGATTGGGTGGCAATGTGGTTCCCTTCCAACCACGGCCTCCTGCACCATCAATTCCTCCGGGAATGCCAGCTACAGCACCTCCGGTCGCACCCGGTTTACCCGCGCCGCCTCCTCCGGACCCGCTGCAAATTGCTACTCAACAGGCTCTTCAACGGATCAATCAAGCTATTTCGCTGATCCGTAACGAGCGTTTGCGCGGTTTCAGGGTAGATATTGAGGTAGATTCCACGATATTTGGTGATGCCGCCCAAGAAAAGGGCGACAGAACCGAATTTATCTCAGAAGTTACCAAATATCTACAAACTTCCATGGCTATGTCGGCCCAAGTACCCGAAATTACCCCTCTTCTCGGCAAATTACTGCAATTTGGCGTGCGTGGCTTCCGTGTTGGCCGCGATCTTGAGTCCTCTATTGAGGAATTCTGTGATATGGCGGTCAAAATCGCTAAACAGAAGCAGCTTCAGGCCCAATCTCAACCCAACCCGGAAAAAATCAAGGCAGATGCACAGGCGCAACAGGCGCAGGCTACCGCACAGGCCGCAAACGTCCGTGCACAGGCCGATGTGGCTAAGGCACATTCAGACATTCAGGCTGCACAAATTGATTCTCAGTCAAATCAACAGGAAGCGCAGGCTGAAGTGGCCCGTCAGCAGATGCAAAATCAGGGCGAGCAGCAGAATAATCAGACAAATCTGTTGATCAAACAGATAGAACTGCGTATGCGTGAGATGGAAATGAATATGGAACGGATGCGTATGCACGCTGAAATGATGAAACCTCAACAGCCAATTGACAATGGCGGCCTAGGAAATGGCCCGCCTGCCAAAGGAGTAGCGTGATGTTAGTAGCGCGTAGGAGTTTTCTACAAGGATTGGGTGCAACCCTTCTTGCCCCTGCCATTTGTCGGGCCGAAAATTTAATGCCCATCAAAGAGTACATGCCGGAAGTGCCCGTATGGTGCCCTGATGGCTGGTTACCATTGGACGGCCGTGAAATTAAAAGGAAGTTTTATCCTGATTTATTTGCGGCCTACGACAGGATGCGTTTGTCAAAGACACTTCAAAATCAGCAAGAGTACGTTTCTTTGGCTGGATTGTCGCCCCCACGCCTTCAAATAGGGGTGCGGGCACCTGCGGCTCAGATTGAACGGCGTATTGTGTCGTATAGGGACTTGCTTCGCCCAAACGGCACAGTAATGCGCGCTGGTGCTGGTCACACTATTGTAGTTCCGGAGGGTGTGTGATGCCTACTTACGTCATGAGGGATGGCAAACTTGTAGATAAGCGGGAAGCCCCGCCAAAGGAAGGTATCCATGGTCAAGCTTCTTATGTCATTAGTGATGAAATGGCTGAAACGCGCCACATGGCAGACGGGAAATACTATTCTTCCAAAGCCAAATTCAGACAGGCAACCCGTGCCGCAGGCTGTGTGGAAGTCGGCACCGAGACGGCGACCCTTCTAAAACCCCGCCAGCCAATCAGGTTGGATTCAGGCAAAAGGCGTGAGGACATTCAAAGAGCCATTTACGAGCTGCGTAATAAGTAATTTCAATCGGGTCTTACCAAATGCCCAAACCTAGAGGTGTTTAAATGTTGAGTTCCCTTACACGTCATTTCAATGAGTCCGTATTCCGTGGCCCTGATACCGAAGGAGCTGGCGGCAATGTCGAGGACGCTGGTAATCTATCTGGAGACGTTGGTGGTGGCGCTGGTGATGTTGACAGTGGAACTGGCGGTGGCGAGGTTGACAGTGACCCGCAGGAAAAGCTTACGGTTCGTGAGCAAATTAAGAAATCATGGGCAGAAGCTAGCGAGCCTGCCGCTAAGCCTAAGCCAAAGGCTGGCCGCTTCGGTGAGCGCCCTGCTAAGGGCCAGGAAGCTGCCTCCGCCGAAGTAACCCCTGAGAAGCCAGCCGCACCGGCTGTTGCTGCACCGGCCTCCCTTCCTAAAGAAGCCGCTGCTGAGTGGGAAAAAACACCCCCAGCCATCCAAGCCGCCTTTGTCAAGCGCGAAGCAGACATGGCCAAGGGTGTGGAAGAGCTAAAGGGCCGCTATGCCCTGATAGATCAGGCCATTGCCCCCCATAATGATGCTCTCCGGCAAATGAATGCCACACCGGGCGAAGCTGTCAACCGCATGTTCCTGTGGTTTAAGGCTTTGGCTGGCAATCCCGTCAACAGCTTCCCCGAACTTGCCAAGTCCATGGGCATCAATTGGGATCAATTGGTGGCAGCAAGAAGTGGCAACACTTCTCAGCAACCCCAGCAACCCCAGCAGCCGCAAGGTACTGCGGCAGGCGGTGCCCCTGAGATTCCAGAGCCCCTGAAGAACTACGTAGGTAACCTTGAGCGTCAGGTTGCCCAGCTTGGGCAGTTTGTTCAACAGAACATTCAGCAATTGGGTGGAAGGTTTGGCTCCATTGAGCAAAACCTTAATTCTCAGAATGAAGCCCGTACCCGTGAAAACCTCAGTATTTGGTCCAAGGGTAAGGACTACTTTGAAGAAGTACGTCAAGACATGGCCAAGCTTATTGAGACGGGGATTGTACCTCTCAAGGACGGCCAAGTTGATCTAGACACCGCTTACGAACGTGCTATATATCTTAACCCAGAGGTTCGTGCCAAGGTCCTTGCTGCACAACAGCAGGCAAACCAGCAGGTTCAACAGACGGCAGCGGCGGCCACAACCGCAGCAAACCAGTCTCAGGTGAACAGAGCCCGTAAAGCCTCGGTTTCTCTTCCGTCGGCCTCTACCCCCGGTGCAGGTAATACCGGGAATGCAGCCGCTAAGAAACCCGGTCAGCGTCTCAGCGTCCGTGACTCCCTCAAGGCAGCATTGACTGAGCTAAGGGATCAGTAAAGCGTAGAACTGGTTACGACGTGCCATAAGATGTAAGTTTTTGCTTCCACAAGAAGTTAGAACCTCATACTCTGGCGGTATCACAGATTGAACTTGCGTTAATTTTCAATTCTTTGATCCAATGGAGCTAACATGGCATTTCCAAATCTTTCGGAAATTGTCACGACCACACTGCGCAACCGGACCGGCGAACTTGCGGACAACATGTCCCGTAACAACGCCGCCCTGTTGCGCCTCAGCAAGAAGGGCAACGTCAAGACCTTCAGCGGTGGCCGTACAATTGTCCAAGAACTGAACTACGCTGATAACCAGACCTATCAATGGTACTCTGGTTACCAGACGCTGAACATTGCACCGAGCCAGGTCTTCTCGGCTGCTGAGTACCCCATCCGTCAGGCCGCAGTCGCGGTTTCCATCAGCGGTCTGGAAGAGCTCCAGAACTCTGGTGAGGAAGCCATCATTGACCTGCTTGAGTCCCGCATCATGAACGCCGAAGATACGTTCATGAACGGCCTCTCTCAGGGTATCTACGGTGACGGCACTGTTACCGGCTCAGTCGGTGGTCTCCAGCTTCTGGTTGCCAGCTCGCCCTCTACCGGCGTGATTGGCGGCATTGACCGTTCGCAGTGGACCTTCTGGCAGAACCAGACGTGGTCGGCTGCTACCAACGGCAACACCGTGCTTTCTTCGTCCACCATCATGCAACAGATGGATGCATTGTGGGTGCAACTGATCCGTGGCCGGGATTTCCCCGACCTGATCATCGCTGACAACACTTGTTACAAGTATTACCTGAATGCCCTCCAGGCCATTCAGCGCATCCAAGTTGAGAACGGTGCACCGGATATGGCAGAGGCTGGCTTCCAGTCACTGAAGTATCTGAACGCCGACGTCGTGCTGGACGGTGGCTTCCAAGGCTTCTCTACTGACCCGCTTCCGTACCAGACCAGCGCCGGTACGTCGGCAGTCGGTGGTGCCCCTTCCACCACCATGTACTTCCTCAATACGAAGTACATCCATTGGCGGCCCCACGCTCGCCGCAACATGGTCCCCTTGGACCCTGACCGTTTCTCGGTCAACCAAGATGCCATGGTGAGGTTGATTGGCTGGGCAGGCAACATGACACTATCCAACGGCTTTTTGCAGGGCTACCTCGGCGCTTAAGCTCCACGACCGCGTACCTTCTCCTCCCTAGACTTGGGGAAGGGCCTAAAAACCCTTCCCCATCTTTTTATGTGGTGTAAAATGCAAGAAGTACGTGATCTGACCGCTGTTCTGAGTGACGCCATTAGCTTTGTTCGGCAGGCGCACGCCACTGCCAAGGAAACCCTGACGGCGGAAGTAGCCAAAGCACGGGTAAATGTGGATAAGGTAACTTCGCTCACCCAAGAGTTTAAGAGGGCTAATTTGGAGCTGGAGGCGTTCATAGGCGGTACGGCTTCAAACTTTCCTCCGGCTGATTCTGAACTTCCTGGTCAGGAAAAATTAACTGGAAATAACAGTCATCTTACCAAGCCAGATATTAATGGCGTCTCCTTGAATAAGGGAACTTCATGAGCACCCTTTATGTAGCCGAATTCTTCAGCATTGGTGGTACGGGCAATTTCCCGGTATCTGGTGCCTTGCAACCCCCCATCCATGAGCAGACGGTGACTATTGGTGGTACTTCCACGCAATCAACGGCTTTTAACGCTAATACGAGCCTAATCCGGGTGCATACTGATTCCATTTGTTCCATAGAAGTTGGAACCAATCCGACAGCTACCACTTCTACCGCCCGTATGGCTGCTAACCAGACTGAGTATTTTTCAATACCGCCCGGCAGTTCGTACAAGATAGCGGTTATCACCAACACGTAATGGGAAAACTTCCATGATCAGTTTAGGTGGCAACCTTGTAGCCGCTGATGCAACAGGCCTCCAAGGCCTTCTTGATCTTATTACCAACCCAGACGCTGCCAAGAAGCGGCTGGCTGAACTGACGGCACAAACTGCACAGGCCCAAAAGGCTACCGAAGATGCTGTAGCCGCAAACAAGAAAATGGAGGCTGCTAAAGCCGCTGTTGACGCCAGCCACGCCAAAATGGCTGCCCTGCAAAAATCCTACGATGCCAAGGATGCCGATCTTGCCCGCAGGGAACAGGCCCTTGCTGCAAGGGCGCAGGATATTGCAGCTAGGGAGGCTAATTACGCGCAGGCTACGGTTGCCTTTAAAGAAAAATCTGATGCGGCTGCAAGGGAACTAGAAGCAGCCCGCCAGAACCTGGAAGCTTCCAAGGCATCCCTCAATAACGATTTTGTCAGCCGACGTGCTATTCTTGAACAAGAGTTTGAGCAAAAGAAAAACGCAACTGGTTTGGCTCAAATGGAACTGGCCTCCCAACGTCGTGCTGCCGAAGCAGCGCAGGCTGAGGCAATGCGAACCAAAGCCATGTACGCCGAAAAACTAGCCGCCCTTCAGAAGATTATCGCTGGAAATGCCCAGTAAGACCCAAAGGGAGGGCTACCTTCAGATAGACCATCGTAATTCCCCAGGTTTATCTGAAGCCGATGTCAGGGAATCTGATGGAAGGGCAGTTGCTGTTCGCAGTGGTCAGAACTTTGAATCCGCTACTCTAACCTGTGGGCACTGCCAGAACCAAATTATAAGAAATCCCGGCAGGTTACGTGACAGGGCGTATTGCCGCTCTTGCGATCATTACATCTGTGATACCTGTGAGGGAGTTCGTGTGCGAGCTGGGGGTAGATGCGATTCATTTGCCAAGCTTTTGGATCAAGTGTATGGTGCGACGAATAAGGCACAGAGCGCCATTGAAACTATCCGTAAACTTCGTGCGAGTATCCTGCGATGAGTTATTTGCTCCTGGGCAAGGACGACGATGATCCGGCGCTTTGGTACTGGGAACCCGCTACGGCAGCGACCCCCGTACCTAAGGTACCTGAGCATAAGTTTGTAGAAGTTTCTAAGCGGGATAATGCCAAGGTCTTTGACTGTGGATGTGGATGTGGTCAGCGTAAGATAGTTTACTCAGGAAAAGGCACCGCTCCTGATATTGAAGTCTTTGCGCAAAGGGAAGGCGGGTCCATCAATAACGTTTTGGCCTGCAAGGGTGAATTAGCAGATTCAGCTACATGCGTTTTGGAAAATCCGCTTTCGACAGGAGCTAACTAATGGCAAAGCGATCTTTTAACGTTGCTACGTGGACCCCGACTGCGGTCGCGGACACCACTGGGTTCACTGCTTCCGCTTATCAGGCTATTCAGGGTGGTTCGTCCACCCAATTCATCAACGTGCTTGAGGTTTACATGGGCGGTCAGGCAGGTGCCTCTGCTCCAACCTTTATGGTGCTGGCGCGTGATTCTACCGTAGCAGTTACCCCTACCGCCCTTACCACGGGCCAGAAGGATGCGGCGCTATCACCATTTACCGCCGCTTTGGCCGCGCCCCCTACTTCCTTTGTTACTGCGTCTACCCAACCGCAACGTTCGTCTACCTTGGGCTTGCTTAACCTTTCTTACAATGCCTTTGGTGGCATCGTTCGTTGGGTTGCTGCTCCGGGTGAGGAAATTGGCATGTACGGGAACACCGCCTCGTTGGGTGAGGTTTCGTTGTCTGCCTATACAGGTGGTACTCCAGGCCTTATGGGTTCCCACATTATCTACGAGCCATTTTAAAAATCTAAGCGTTTAATCAAAATCAGGAGATTGGAATGGGCTCGTTTCTGAGGGCATTTATTGCCGTTTTTGCACTGGCACTTCTTTCAAGTAGTGCACTGGCGCAGTCGCCCTGCGTAGCGGTGCCATCGCCGGTTTGTCCTTTTGTGATGGCGTCTCCGACCCCAACGCCGACCCCCACGCCCACGCCGACTCCAACGCCGACTCCAACACCTATTTTTACACCTTCACCAGCGGCTTGTAATTTAAGCTCGCCTGCTTTCTGCGACACCTTCAATGAGGGGCCTTCGGCCGTTCGGGGTCGGGCAGGTGACTTGAATCCTGCTGAATGGGCGGTGGGAAGATTATCTGGGGAGATTGGCACATCAGGTCAGATCACCGCGAACCCAGATCTCGTTGCACCGATCCCGGCCTGTCGCTCGACCTTTACGCAAACATCCGTGTATCCGCCCAACGATACCTTAATCTGCGATCCAAGCGGCTCGAAGTCGGCACAGCTCATGACCGCTGCATCGATCCAGAATTATGGCACCAACTCGTACATGATTCGGCAGCCATTTGATTTTACCGGACGTACCGGCAAAATTGACTTTGACGTTGATGCAGGCGGTGAACAGCTTGCAGGAAACGGTGGAGGCACCGGGGGTTATCCCGAGATCGACATCACCGACACGCCAGTCCCAGCGCCCACGTTCCGTGAGTTCAACAACTTCGAGGTGGGCTCGATACCGCAAAATGCCATCATCATAAAATTTGGAAATACCTGCTTCAACAACACGTCTGCCGCTCCTTACAACGTCATGGTTTACAACAACTACGTAGGCACAATTCTCACACCGACTTATAGTTCTTCGAACGGGGGATGCGTCCAAACGACGGCCGGTTTGCTCAATCACTTCGAGATACAGCTATCTCAGACTCAAATCAGCGTCTATGGGTCCGACTACTCGACCGACAACGTAAATTTCCCCAACTATAAGCTTTTGTATCAGGCGAATATAAACCTCTCGTTCTCAACGGGGTACGTCCACATCGCTGCAAGGAATCATGCAACGCTCAAATATGGTTTCGGCCCCGACGTGGTTTTTCACTGGGATAACATCGGATTTGATGGACCGGTGGAACCAACGCCGCTGGCGTATGAGATCCCGGATAACGCTACCGCATCAACCTTTACAGGGGATGCGGGTGATCCCAGCACCCCCTCAAAGAACCTTGGCTACCTACTCTTGGACGGCACCACGGGTAAGGCCGCGGGCATGTATGATCCGAACAATTTGATCAATTCTCTTTCATTCCAGAATGTGAATCTTTCGGGGGTCACCTCTGCTACACTCACGTTCAACTCGTGGTTCAATGGCAGCACTATTTATAATGATAGTGCCCACATACCGAACACGACGTGGGGTATTAGCTATCGAATCAACGGCGGAACGTGGGCAACGATTAACTTTACGCCGGCACAAATAGCAGGAATGAGCAACAATACGAGCGGTTTCATACAAGCCTTTTTTACCCCAGTTATCAATGTGCCTATCGGTGCCCTGGTTCAGGGAACGAACACCATACAGTTCCTGCCGGTCAACGCTCCGATGGATTACCCGCCGGTTATTGCCAACATCGATTTGCTTTTGGGTACCTCGGGTTCCGTAACGCCGACCCCGACCCCGACCCCGTCACCCATTACCGGAAACTGCGGCTTGCAGTTGGGCACCGCAGTCATCTTCTGCGAGCCGTTCAACACCCCGAATTCTGGCACCACCCCAAGCCGTACCGGCGGTCTTGATCCCAACGTCTGGGGGGTCTCGCGCGGAACTGGGTACGTCAATCTCGGTCAGG